AAAGCGATCTCCGATAACAGCACGACGTTCTTCGCGAAGGGCGCGCGGCCCTCAGGCGTGTTGATTGCGCCGACCAAACTGGATCCGCTGTCGGCCGCCCGCCTCAAGACGGACGCGGCGAACTTCAAGTCGGGCGAAATTCTGATCGCCGAGCTCGGGATGAAGTATGAGTCCGTGTCGACCTCGGCGGTCGATGCGCAAGTGATCGAGCAACTCGGCTGGACGGAAGAGAAAATCTGCGAAGTATTGGGCATGCCGATCAGCATCCTCAACAGCAGCAAGCAACCGCCCTACGCGAACGCCGAGGCGTCCCAGCTGCAATACAAGTCGCAGTGTCTCGAACCGCATCTCGTGTCGATCGCGACGTGTCTCGGCGAAGGGCTGGACCTGCCGTCCTATCTCACGCTCGAATTCGATGACACGTTGCTGATCTGGATGGACACGATGAGTCGCGTCCAGGCGGCGCAGACCGCGACGAGTGCGGGCGTGCTGTCACCGAACGAGGCGCGATCCGAATGGTTCGGCCTCGGGCCGGTGCCGGGCGGCGAGACGCCCTACCGCCAACAGCAGGACTGGCCGTTATCGACGCTCGCGAAGCGCGAACCGCCGACCGTGCCGGCCGCCCCGGAGGCGACGCCCGCACCCGAGGACGACGAGGTGCCCGCGTGACGCTCGAATTCTCGCGCGTGACGCTGCCGGCGCTCTGGACCGTCGATCAGGCGAAGGTGCACTTGCGCATCACCGGCACCGCGCACGACGCCGACATCGCGCAAAAACTCGCGACGGCGCAAGAAGCGATCCTTGGGTATCTCGCCATCGCGGCCGATCCCACATGGACGGCGGCCACGGCGCCCGCCGCTGTGACGCATGCGATCCACATGTTGACCGCCTACTACTACGAGGATCGCGGCGACGGCGAACAGCCGGACGTGTGGCCGAAAATCTACGCCCTCCTGGCGGCGTATCGCGATCCCACGGTGGCCTGATGGCACGCGGGGATCGCCGGCATCTCGTGACGTTTCAGAACCCGGGGCCGCGCGTGGCGGACGCGCAGACGTGGATCGATCTGGTTCCGGCAACGTGGCACGTAAGCCTGTCGCTCCTCACCGGGGATGACATCGGCTTCTTCGTCGAGCCGGCGGCGGGCACGCCGATTAGTTCCGCCACGTATTCCGTGCGCGGCGATTTTCACCCGGGCGTGACGACGCAGACGCGGATGTGGTTCGGGGCGCAGGTGTTTGCGATCACCAGCGTCGATAACGTCGAGATGCGGGGCGTCGAGATGATCTGCGGCGCCGTGCAGCTGGTCGCATGAGCGCGCGGATCTATTTTGACGGCCTTGAGGCGCTGAAAGAGGCCTTCCTGACGTTACCGAGCGACCTCAAGGGGGAGGCGACGGGGGTCGTCATGGACGCCGCGCAGGCGGCGAAGGCCGAGATCGCCGCCGCGTATCCGCTCGGGCCGGCGGGCCGGTTCAATAACGGCAAACCGATCAAGCCGGGCAACTTGCGGCGGGGCGCGAAGGTCGTCGTGAAAGAGATCGGCCCCTACGGCGTGCACGCGCAAGTGCGGAGCACAGCGCCGCATGGGTGGCTGTTCGAGCACGGATCGAAAGCGCGGCACTACATCACGAAACACGGCAGGCGCAAGGATGTCGGCGCGATGCCGCGAACGCAGGTGCTGATCCCCACGATGATCCGATCGCGGCGCGCGATGTATGTGCGGCTGGCGGACACGGTGATCAAGGCGCACGGGTTGACCGTCGTGTGGGGTTAACGGAATGGCGGACAGCTGCAGAAGGAGATCACGATGGCAATTTTGACAGGGCGCTATGGGCAGGTGAAGTGGGATCAGGCGGGCGTGACGGCGGTGCCGATCATCTCGTTGAACGCATGGACCGGCGATTTCAAAACCGAATTCGAAGACGTGACGTGCTTTCAAGATACAAACCGCGTCTATGTGCCCGGTTTGAGGAATTCAGAAGGTTCGCTGAGTGGATTCTGGAATTCTCAGGAACTCGCACTCTTCAAAGCCGCCGAAGCGACGACACCCGGGCTGCTCGAGCTCGTGCCGAATAGCACCGAACCGACCTATGCGTGGTCGGGCCTCGCCTACATGGACGCGAGTATCGACGCGAGTCTCCAAGCCCCGAAGATTACCGGCAACTGGAAAGCGGCCGGCGCCTTCGCGATGAAGCCGGTCGTCGCCGCGACGGGCGCGACGGCCGGCGCCCCGGGCTTCTTCACACCGGCGGGTGCGGCCGCCCCGGCGAATCTCGCCGCGATGACGGGGAAAACGGCGAACCCGGCGACGAACTGGGTGACGGGCCAATACATGCTGCTCGGCGATGCGAGTAAATGCAATTGGAACGGCACGACGTGGGTCGCGGGCATTCACGCGTAGGCGCGCGTGTTCGATTCGTTCGTGGTCACGGGCGGCGCGGGGTCGATTGTGTGGGGCTACCACGACGCCGTGGTCCTGCGATCGTGGCGCATAGCCCGATCGCAGGCCGATCCGGTGTGGACGCTGACCGCGACGATTGCGCACGTCAATAAAGTGCAAGCGCAGCAACGGCCGCTGCTCTTCACGGCACCCCGCACGGGCGGCTATTGGGCCTGGCCGGTGCACGAAATCTCGATCGGGGACACGAACTTGTGGGCGCGGCTGGGATCCCCGGAGCAATAGGAGGCGCGTGATGGGCCGGTGTCGCGTCGTGTCACCAGACTCGGTGCGGTTGCCGTTATCTGATGGCGACTTTCTCACCGTCAAAAAAGAATTGAATGCCGGCGAGTATCATGCGCTCGTCATCGAGGGCGTGGCGAACAAACCGTTCGCCGTGGTGATCGCGTATCTCGTCAGCTGGTCGCTCGTCGGCCTGGGCGAGCAGCCGATCGCGTATAGCGTCCATCAGTCGACGGACGATCGGCGTGACGTGTTGTCGTCACTGGACGTGCCGACGATCGTCGAGATCGTCGCCGCGCTCGATGCGCACCAGGCGGCGAACGAACGCGCGATTCAGGAAAAAAAAACGACCCGCGAACCCGTGCTCGCATGAGAACCGATCTCGCGCTGTGCAAGATCATGGGGCTTAGCTACGACGACATCCAGGCGCTCCCGCGTGCCGTGTATGAGGTGCTCGTCGAGGATCTCGCCGAGCGCGCGGCGAAGGACGAGGCGACGGTCTAATGGCCGTGTTGACGGGCGTCCTGAAAGCGGATTTCTCCGAGTTCAAATCGGAGGCGGATGCGGCGATCGGGAAGCTGCGCACGATGGAAGGCGCCGCCGGCACGACGACGACGGCGTTTAAAACCGCCGAGACGGCCACGGGGCAGTGGGGCTCGGCGCTCGTCGGCCTCGCGGGCGCGTTCGGTGTCGGGCTCTCGGTGAACGCCCTGAAAAACTACGCGATCGGCGTGATCGAGACGGGCGCCGCGATCGGGGATATGTCCCAGAAGCTCGGGATCAGTGCCGAAGCTGTGCAGCGGTTCGGCTATGCGGCCGACCAAAGCGGCGCGTCCATTCAGACGGTCGACCGCGCGATTAAATCGATGAACGAGAACTTGGCGGAAGGCAGCACGAGCACGATCGCCGCGCTCAACGCGGCCGGCCTGGAGTTCGACACGATTCGCCGTATGGCGCCGGAAGACGCGTTTATCGCGATTGGTGATGCCGTGGCCGGGATTGAAGATCCGATGGTGCGGGCGCAAGTCGCGACCGAACTGTTCGGAAAAGCCGGGCAGGAACTGATCCCCACGTTTCTCGCGGGGATCGAACAGATCGGCGCCGCCACGAAAGTCATGAGCGACGAGACGGTGGAGCGGCTGAAAGCCGCGCAGGATGCGTGGTCCCGCTTCGGTAATAGCGTGACGGTCTATTCGGGCGAAGCCATCGGCGGGATGTCAAAGTTTTTTGGCGCGTGGCAGAAGGCCTCCGGCTTACTCGCCGAAGCGGCGAATCCGTTCGTCGCGATTCCCAAAGCCTTACAAGACTTTTCGCTGACGGCGGACGCGGCCACGCAGGCGGGATCCGACCTGGGCGCGATGGTGGCGACGATTACGCCGCCGGTGAATACCTTCGCGACGACCGCCCTAAAACCCGTGGCGTTGACGGCGGCGCAAGCGGAAGCCGAGATCGCGTATATGAACGCGACGCTCGTGAAAGCCCCGGCCGCGATTGCGCTCGTCGAGCCTAAGCTGGGATCGCTCACGACGTTTATGCGCGACGCCTCAAAAGAAACCGAAGTCTGGAATAGCGGCTTGCGCTTTACGTCGGAAGTCGTCGGCGAGTTGCCGCCCAAACTAGAAGCGGCGGCGAGTGCCGTGCAGCGATTCAGCACGGCGGCGGCGGCGTCCGGGGTGTCGCCCGGCATGACGCAGATGTCGCCGGGCAACGCGCCCGTGCCGATTAACACGGGGAACGTGACGTATCAGGGCGGGTTCGAGGCCGTCTTCGCGGAGTTTATGCGCAAGAATCCCAGCGGCGGGGCGCTCGGCGGCGCGTTCACGATGACCCCGCAAAAAGATTTCCTCTCGTGGGCGCTGTCGATGGGCCTCGCGCAACGCGCGCCCATCACGAACACGTTTAACATCGTCGACACGGAAAGCGGGATCGCGCGGCGCGTCAGTGACACGATCAGCAGCCAGATTCAAAAGGGCTCGTTGGTGAACTGATGCCGTATCAGCCCGCCGTTCTTGGCACCGCCCGGCTGAACAACTTCCGCCTGAACTATCTGACGGCGGCGCAAGCGGCCGAACGGCCCACGCATATCCGCATCATCATCGGCGGGATCGATGTGACCCGACCGGATAGTCCCATGCGGGTGCTCTACAAGTCGATGACGATTCGGGACATTGTGTTCGACACGCCGAACACGTGCGCGCTGACCCTCTACGGCACCGCCGCGCCGAATGTCGGGCAGCCGATCGACGTGTGGATCAACAGCAACGATCCGGCGCTGCTGTTCGGCGGCGAGATCCAGACGGTTGACAAAACCTACAAAGGGCGGCCGAACACGGTGATCCATCCGGTGACAGCGATCGACGATACGGCCCGGGCGAATCGCCGGCGGCCGTTGCGCCCGTATGTGAACGTCTCGGCGACGACGATCGCGCAAGACTTGATCGCGACCTATGCGCCGGGCTTTTCGAGCGCGGGCGTGGAGGCGGGGCTACCGACCGTCACGATCAACTTCGACGGGTCCGAGGGCGGGATGAAGGGCTGCCTGACGGCGCTCGCGAAGCTGATCGGCGGCTACTGGTTCTTCGAGAACAAAACCCTCTACCTATTCATCACGCCGCCGGGACCGTCCCCCGATCCGATCGACGACACACCGGGCCGCTTCCTGCACGATCCCGCGATCACGTGGAGTATCGACAAATCGCAGGTGCGGACGCGCGTCTATGGGAAGGGCGCGAGCACGCGGATCACCACGGGGATCGCGGCGGCCACGACGCTCGTGCCGCTGGAAAACGGCGAGATGTTCAACCCGGCCGGCGGCCAGGCGATTGCGGGGATCACGCCGGAGGGCGCGGCCTCGCGCGTGCTGACCTATACGGGCGTGCAGCTCGGCGGCGGGGGCGGCCTCGTGGGGCCGGGCGCCTCGCCCTCCGCGCCCCCGGGCCTCGCCTCGCTCGATGGCGTGGGCATCGAATCCGGCGTGCACTCA